TCAGGGCAATGAAAGGATTTATTATCAGTTTCTCTAGTGCATGATGTGCAATTTTTAAAACTAGCCTGGGACATTTTAGTTCTATTAAGAAAAAAATTTGATATATATATTATAATTTAATAATTACACTTCTTCTCTACACATTGGACATATAGATTTTTTCTTAAGCCAAGCTGATATACATTTTTCATGAAGATGTGGTTTTTCATCTGAACAATGACAATAAGATATTTTAACAGCATTATTATCAAATGGAATTATATCATCTAAACATATTGGACAGGTATATAATTCTTTATTAATTGAGTAATAATATACGTTAGATGTATATTTAAAATATAAATAAATACTTAGCAATATAGTCAATACTATTATAATTAAATATCGATTTTTTTTATATGTAAAACATTGTGTAATACATGAATCTGTCACAATATTTATATTTATAGTTTTTATATTATCAGAAGGACATTCCGATATATCAAGAAGTTTTGTGTAATTACAACTTGGTGAAAGATATATAAGAACACAATCATCATCTAGCTTATATAATATAGCTTTTATGTTTTTACATTTAGTATTTATAATAGATATAAGTACAATACCAATGGTGATAATAAATATTGTTATAAAGACATACATTTTTTGTAACATTTAATATTATAATTTTGAGAAAGCGTTATATAATTTTTTAAATACTTCTTTTTTTAAATCAATTAATAAAGTATTACTATTGGATGATACAGAGCTATGTGTAGCTGACTCATTATAATCATAATCTCCATGTGATAAGTCCCAATCTAAGTAAATACCAATTTGTTTCATATAATTATTTAAGAAACGTTCATCAAATATAGAATGTATCTCTAAAAATTGTTGAAGATATACACCTGTATAATCTAATAATTTAGTTATATGATCACTCCATGATGCTTTATTCCATTTTTTAGAATAATAAAAAGCGACTGTTTTATTGTCTATAAATTTAAAATTCATATTGATAGGATTATCCTTATCAAACCAAACACGTTCCATAAATTTTACGATACCTTTTTCGTATTCTTGAAAGCATGATCGCATAAAAGGTATATCATTATATATATAAAGCAAATCTTCTTGTCCAAAATTAGTTTCGGGTTGAAAGAGTATTTTGGATGGCGCGGCACTAGTGTTCGCACTTGCATTCTCAGTATTTATAGTACTTACAGTACTTACATTACTTACATTACTTGCCATATTAACTGTTGAGAATGTTTTAGATAAAGACTGTGTATTCCCATTATTATTGCCTAAATGGTTTAATCCATCAAAAGATAATCTCTTTTCTATTATTGGAGGTAGAGTTGTTAATGGTAACGGAGGAGATGGTGATGCTGATACAGAAACATAATGTTGAGCAGGTGCTTGCTGCGAAAGCTGCTGAAGCTGCTGAAGCTGCGATAAGTATGCCAATATATCTGGCGATAGCTGTGGCGATAGCTGTGGCGCTAGCTGTGGCGATAGCTGGGCAGTAGGTTGAGAAACTTGTGGCGATAGCTGTGGCGCTAGCTGTGGCGCTAGCTGTGGCGATAGCTGTGGCGCTACTAAATTCGGTGTACGTTGAAAGTTAATATTTAATTGTTCAGCTATTTTAACGATGGCAGATTCAATATTATATAGTGATTGTAGTACTAGTGGTGTAGATTTAATTTGATTACATTTTTTTTTATGTGTATTAAAACCTGATCTAGAGCAGAATTCTTTATCACAATTATCGCATATAAAATTTGCTGATTTAACAATATTATATTTCTTTTTAAGGTCGTCTAAATTAATACGCGATACTATAGGTTTACATATATATTGTCGATTCAAATGGTTTTTAAAACATCTTATATCATTCGTACTATAGCTACATCGAGGGCAAACATATTCATATTCTGGCATTTCAAGTATTATCTATTCTCAGTTGAGACATTCCAAATTTAAAATGAACGATAAAAATAAAATGTCTACTTCAACACAAGAAAATTTTTATGAAGCGATGATATTACTCGAGACACGCTTAAATAAAGAATTAGGATTTTTATGGTGGAAAAAATATATTGCAGCAGCATTTTGGTCAAATATTAGTACACCTGTTAATTTATCAATTACTATTTTAACAGCATTAACAACTGCTCAGACAACTACAAGTAATTTATTATCACAAAATGTATATGTAAATATAAGTATATGCACTCTTATTATATCATCTATAAATACATTTTTTAGACCACATGAACAAAGCTCACAGATGATAAAAATAATGAATAAATATAAATATTTTGGTTCTATATTTGAAGAAATATATTATACGGATAATAATGATTTAGGAGATTATAAACGTCGTTTTGATGCTTATACTAAATTACAAATCGATATGAATCATTATCAAAATCAATATTCATCGCCTGAAACTCAAAATTTTGTATCTGATTTAATTCATGTGATTGCTCGAGTTATATTTCTTAAAAAAAGAGAAGCATGGTTAAATTATTTAGATGATAATCATACTCCAAGTGAAGAACCGTCCAATGTAGCTCGTGAGTCCACTCGTGAGCCCTTAGCATAATTCCTGTAAGCTCTTTTAATAATATTTGAAGCCTGTATATAAGAGTTAAATGTTATATTTCGCAAAATATAATATATATTGTTATTTTCATGTATAAGATATTCTTCTTTAGATTTTGGATAAAATTTAAGATATTTATAATCTATGAAAGAATAATCTTCAATACTTATAATTCCAATAGTTTGATCAAGATCTGTGATAACATAATCAAAATTAAAGATACCATATTCTCCATTTTTACAATAAAGTAATTGATCACCTGAGCTTAATTTTCTACCTTCAATAAAATACGGTTCCCAACTTGTTATATCTTCTTCATCGCAATAATTAGGACTAGATTTATCAATAATTTCAGGAAATTGTCGTCCTACCCATCCGCCACATACTTGTAGAGTATCTGTAATTTCAATCTCATTCGCAATTAAAATATCTTCAATCATTATATTATCGGAAAACATTTTGGTATACATATACATATATATACATACATATACATAATCAAATTTTTACATATATATATAAGAAATATAAAGAATATTATATATAAATGAAATTAGATAGACATTTAATATTAAATGGCAATATATATGGATATATTACGATATACATATATGATAAAATATATATATTTGTTGATATTTTTGAGTTGAAAACATATAATATTATATGTGATTATGTTACTAAAGATTTTTTAAATATAAGCACATGTATAATAGATAAATTATGGCAAATATATGCACATTATGAAGCTTCATATATAGATTATATAGATTATAATATATATGAAGATTTACCTGAATGCAATTTAGTATGTAATGGATTTATATCTGAAAACTATAAATTTGAATTTGATGATTTAATTATTTTACAAAATAATTATATTCAAGAGTGTAGTATTTGCAGATATTATAATGATTTAGGAGATGATTCAATAAATATTTATATTGGTTCTAAGATGCTAAAAGTTATATATAATAAATATGATATACAAATAAGTAATATTATTATAGATATGTCATATGAGTTTGAAAAAATTATAGAATGTATATTTCAAACTCTTTCGGTATCTAAATTTGATATCAAAACATATATAAATAATTATTATACTTATAATACTAAAAATTTAAATTATATATATACATATTCTTATTTCAATAATCTAAAATTACCAGAATATAATAAATTTAAGTATGAATATAATGGACAAATTTCTAAAGCAGAAAATGGAGAATATATATTTTTATATAGTAAAGCAAAAGATGCTGAATAAACTAAGATTCAAAAACAATGAAATATTTGGTAAGTCATTTGATGCACATGAAATCAAGATTTATGGACATATTATGAGATTATTATTACATGATAAAATTGCAAAAGATGGAACTATTTTAGCTGCTTCCTCTTCTAAAGCAAAAGCAAAAGCAAAAGCAAAAGCAAAACCAAATAAATCAGAGTTATGGTCTTATATTTATATGCTTTATATGTTTAATAAGGATAAGCTTGTATTTAAGGACATGCAATCTGTTAAAAAAGCTAGTTCTAAGCGGTTTATAAATATGGTATTACAATATACAGATTCATCTGAAATATCAGTAGATATATTAATAAAGTTTATAAATAAAATAATAGATGAGATACATCCAGTAAATCCTATCTTAAAATTTTTAGCTGGCACGAATAAAAAAAATATCTTACAACCACCTACAAAAGCACACGCGCGCCCACACGCACCCGCCGCAAGCGCACATTCTTCATTAGATTCTCCAATAATCTCGCCAGCAAGTTCATCAGTCAGCTCTTCAATATATTCTTCCATACATTCTCCAGTAAGCTCTTCAACACGCTCTTCAGCACGCTCTTCAGCACGCTCTTCAGCACGCTCTTCAGCACACTCTTCAACACGCTCAGCAGCACGCTCTTCTAATAAAAACCAAGCATGTGTATCTAGATTAAGAACACGTATTCGCAATATATTAAATACACTTATTTTAACAAAAATGTGTTTGATAAAATATATATCGGATATTCTAGATTTGCCAAACATTACTCCATGTGATTCTATGGAAAATGCAGACGATAAACAAAAGCGACAAGAAGCATTCATGAAATTAACAGCCACAGAGCAGAAAGCATATAAGGAAAGATTTATTAAAACGCGGGATGATATACTTTTCTATAAAGATATATTTATTTCTATAGATTTAAAAGATACAACATGTGAAGATCAGGAAAAACAAGTTGAAACTTATATAGAAGATTTAAATAAAACATTAGCAGAATTTACGAATATTTATAGATAAAAACTATTCCTATAATATAAATATGAATAAAGTCTATAGTTATATAATTTCAGCTATCGCTGTAATCTTAACTTCATTATTAGGATCTATGTCAACCTCTAAATCTGTTAAATCTGAATGGTATAAATGTATTAAACCACGTGCAATAACACCACCTAATTTTATATTTCCAATTGTATGGACTATTTTATACTTTACTTTATTTCTAGGATTGGCTAGAGCACTCCGTGAAAATTATGTGATAATATGTGTATTATTATTTGCTACACTTATTTTGAATGTAGTATGGTGTTATTATTATTTTAATCAAAGAGAAATTAAAATCGCATTCATAATACTCATCGCATTAGTTATATTAGCAGTTGTGATAATCAGCTTATCATTTTATAAAAAAGATTCACATTTAGCAAATTTAATAATTCCATATCTATTATGGATATCATATGCCAGTGTTTTAAATTATTTCAGTATTTCTAAATTAAATATATGCAGTGAGCTTAAGATCTAAACTAACCAGAAAATGTTATTTTCATAAATCGATCAAAGAAAGATGAAGTTGACGGTTTTGCGGTATCAGGATTAGCTGCAGCTGATAAATCAGGAGTACCTGCTGGAATAATATTCAAACTATCTGTTTTTTTCATTGCATCAACATCCTTCTTTGTTTGATCTTTAATACGAGAGTATTCAGTTGATTCACGCGTTTTATCTAATTTATAATTAAGCAGAGGATCATTCTTGTATTTATTAATAATTTGAAGATCGCTTTCTTTTAAATCTTTAGCAGATGCAGACGTTTTCATATCTTGATCATATTTAATTTTAAGTTTATCAAAAGTATAATCTTCATCTTGTGGCTTAGCAGAACCATTTTGCTGTTCATATACCTTAAGAACAGATCCAACTCTTGTTTTTTCATCTTCATCAAGATAAATCTTGAGTTTATTATAATCATATTCAGAATATTTATTTTTAAGAAATGTAGGTGTAGTAATTGCTTTAGGACAATCTTCTGGTTTAATAAGACCATATTTACTCATGATATAATCTATATCATCTTGTGTTAAAGTATCAAAATATGAATTTTTATTATTATTAAAGATACCTCTGAACATATTACATGTATCTGTCTTATATTGAGCATTTTGATTATTCCAGCATTTACATAATGGATGATTAACATTTGCCATACAGAATTCATTAATTGATTGTCTACATTGTGTAGATGCACCTAATACTTGAGACATATCATTCCATTTATTAACAGTAGAGCATGAAGTGCAAACCGATTGACTATATGGGCAACTCATAAATTTATTTAACATATCTAATGTATCATTATATTGTTGTATAATATCAATAAAATTTGAATTACTATACTTTGCGTATTCTCCCATAGTATGTGTATAATAATTAATAATATCTTCTGAAGTAAGAGCAGCATTATAAACACCTAATGTAAATATATTACCGTTCCAATTTCTTAATCGATTGATTACAAATTCTTTATTACTAAAATTAATATCTGTATTTTCAACATTAAATCTTAATAATGTTTTAATTTGGTTTGATTTTTCATCCATTGTAGATATAGTAATATGATCAGTATCTTTAACAACAATATAAAAAGTTAGAATATCTTTTTCAAAATTAATTTTATTATCATTTGCCTGTAACTTGCATTGAAAAGGATCACGTGAAGCATATTGAAACATGAGATTACCTGTCTGTACATTATTTATATCTTGTAATGAATCTTTTTGAATATACATAGATAGACCATTATTATTTGGACTATTTGCATAAAATTTAAATAATTCAATCTCATCATTTTTATTATTGACAAGTAAATTCCCATTTTTACATGCAATAATAAACGTAAATGTATTATGATATTGGATTTTAAAAGCGTTTGATAGAGGTCCAATAATACGATTATTTCCCAAATAGAATCCAGATTTTCTACTATATACTGGTGGTAATTCAAATGTAAATAATGAGTTTGAAGTGCTAGTATCGCATGTTCCATCCGATTTCTGGGCAGCAATATTTAGCCAAGTATTACCATTTTCATTAAATGAATCTTTATTATAAGCGGTAATATAAACTGTTAATTTGTTTTGAATATGACTAATATCTTCCTCTAAACTAATTGGTTTATATGAATAAGTAGAATTATCTGCTGCGCTATCTCCAGAATTCGTACCCATATTAGTCGAAGTAAAATGTTCTTGAATATCTGTTTTTTTCATAAGATGTCCATGAATCATTGTCGCAATTAATACAATTAATGCAAAAGCAATAATAAGAACATCAAAACTTGGAACTTTATAAAAACCGATTGAAATATAAGCACTTACTAACACAATAAATATATATATAATCGGTATTAGAGATGTATCCATTTATAGTGAATAGAGATTTTTTTTTGTAAATTTTCGTAAGATCATATCTTACAAAAACTTATCTCATTCTAATATAAATGGAATCTGAAACAGTACCATCTCAATTTAAAGCCAAAGCACATCAAGAAGTAGATATATATAATGATAGTTTTAGCGAGGATTCATTCCAAATAGAAGACGATATTAATGAATTACCGAGAGGTGTCCCACATGGTGTCCCAGATACTCTTAATAAAACGAGTACAGAATCATCTCCTATGTTAGGTGGAGCTGGATCTGGATCTTCTAAAAAAACTTCAGAATTAACTGTCATTAAACAACAAGAAGCACCAGCAGTATCTCGACCCCAATCAGTCCACGAAGATAGCGAAGATATATCATCAGAAGA